AAATCCTCAGGCCATACATTATTAAATAATGAGGCACCCATATTTTCTATTACGCTTACTATCTCGCTAACTATTGAGTTACCGCCTGTACTTACTACAGTGTTATTACCGCCGCCTGATACTGCTCCACTAGTAGCAGCGCCTTGAGTAAGTACTTTAGTGCCTTGCAGTGCCAGCATCTCTTTAATCTTAGCTATGGCCTCGTTGAGGTTGTTAATATCTATTAGGCTTTTAGGTGCTATCTGAGCCAGTATGCCCTTAATGTCTGCCAGTTTAAGCGCTTGGTTATTGAGGGTACCTAGTATTACTAAATCTCTGTTTAACCTAGTAGCCGCCGCCGTAGCCGCTGCCGCGTCACCTCTTGCTATAGCGTCCTCTAGCTCTACCATATCTTGCTTAACACGTAGGCGCGCTAGATCATTAGTCAGGGCTAGCAGTTGAGTCTGTGTAGTTACCTTACCTAGTTGTTGAGTAGTACTAATCATTGCCGCGTTAATCTGGATAGCCTCTAAGTCGAAAACATCTTTACCCTTGCCTAGAGCTATAGCGGCCTTATCTAATGCTAACTGGTCTTTCTTAGCCTTTACTTTTGCTAACTCTGCCGCCGCTGACTGTTTTGCTAGCAAGGCAAGAGCCTTAGCATCTTTGAGCGCCTTAGCATTAGCCTTATCTATAGCCATACGATCTGCAGGGCTTTGGCCTGCTACTAACGGAGCTTTCTTTTTACCAGGATAAAAAAGGCTGCCTGACGTTGCCTCGCCAAAAGCATCAAAGGCCACGTCTAGATCTGTAACACCTGTCATTAAGCGGATCAAACCTGCTACAGTCTTTGAGAAAGTATCTATTTTAGAAGTGGCCTTATCTATACTGCCGCCGCCTGCTAACTTAGCAAAGCCGTCTAAAAGCGCCCCGCCTATAGTTTCGGCACTATTCTTACTGGCCACGTTAAGCGCCGCCATTTGGCCAGCGTAACCTTTAAGCGCCTGAGCGCCTGCCCCGTTAAAGTGGTTAGTAATAACAGTTAAAATCTCATCAAAGTCCATAGCCGCTAGCTCTGCATTGGTCAGGCCTAAGTCAAGTTGTTTTAGGCCTTTGTTATTACCAACGTAAGCCTTAGAGAGAATATCTACCGTAGAGGCATAAGACAGGGTTGCACCTTTTGAGGCGTCAAAGGCCACGCGCATTAGTTTTTGTGTAGTTGCAATATTGCCAGTGACCCGCGCTAGTTGAGAGTAGGCAGGGCGTAACTCATCATCTAAAATAGAGGTTTGTTTTTCAAGGCTTGCTATAAACTTTTCACTGTCCACTGAGGCATAGGCTAGGCCTAAGTTTTTAAGGTTGTTAGAAAGTATCGCCTGGGCTTGTTGATCCTGTGCCGCCGCTAACGCTGCAGCCTTTGTATATTGAACTACAGCCCGTACGCTAAAGGCCACACCTAAAGACTTACCTAATTTTATAGCACTCTTAGATAGTTTTGCCGTAGCAGTATCGGCCTCCTTAAAAGCCTTTTTACCTGTAAATACTGCCTTAATATTTATGGCTAGTGGTGCATCTTGTGCCATTATTAAGCCGCCTTTTTATAAAACTTAGATCTAGAGTTTTCGATAGCTCTATTAACTGCCGCGTTAGTCTTGCCGCCGTCCTCTTTCCACGCTCTAAAGATAGCGCGCCCTGACATCTTGCGCGAGGCTCTACCTGCCTGGCCTGCAGCGCGCTTATAGGCGTTTACAATTAAACCCTGCTCATTCATTGCATCTATAAATTGCATACCTGCATAAGGGTTATTACTGCCGCTAAGGTTTTTACCTTTGCTACGTGTCATCTTGCCGTAATTAACGTGTTTAGGATAGACAACTGGCACCATAGCGCCGTGTTTACGCCCCTCAGGGTTTTTACGCCCTGCAGTTTCATAAATTGCACCTGCCGCGCTCGCATTAACAATACGTGCTAAAGTAGTAAAACCTTTTCTATTAGGCTTAGATCGTTGAGTGCTATAACCCACTCCAGCCCTAGCATCTGCTGCGTTCCAGGCGCGATACTCCCATTTACCTTTTTGTGTTCCCTCTTGCCAGCCTGAAAGGTTAATCTTGGAAGGCATAAAGCCCCGCGCCTTTTCTGCTATTGGTGCTAGTAAAACTGCTAATTCTTGTTGCGTTTCGTATGCAAAATCTCCAGTGAAATCTACTAAAGCCCTACGAAGTTTATTTATGCCTGTTACTTGCTCTGGCACTTTTAGCCTCCTTAGCTCTATCCTCAAAAACCTTTAACATATTCTCTAGCATCGTGCTATCTAAGTCTAAAAGGTCTTGAGGCGCTATACCTGTTTCAATGGCTAACTGAGCAATCAGATAACCAAAAGTACCGCGCCCCGTTACACCAAAGGGCTTAGATATAATTCCACCTCTTTTAGAGTATCTAAAAACTCAGCGCCAAAGGTAGGCACCGTTTCACCGCTAGATCTAATGCACTCCCAGGCTAACCAATAAAGGTCACTCTGTTTTTCATCTTCTCTAAAGGCTTTGTGAAAGCCTTTTTTAGCATACAACTCAAAGGCGTACTCAATACGCGGGGTTATCTGGTGCTCAGATACTGACCCGTCAGCCCTTGTTATCTTTAACCTTGCCATTATTAGCCCCTTAGTTTAGTTGGTTATACCGTTACATCTACAACGATAGGTGAGTTACAGGTAAAGGTGATGCTCTGAGTACTAATATCTCCTACAGCGCCGTTAATGTCTGTGGTGTTATTAACTAGGACAGTTGTCTGGTACTCAGGGTTAGTAGCTGAAATACCTGCGCTGGTCTGCTTTAGAGTCAGGGCTACCGTAGTACCCCACGCGGCCTGTAAGGTTGCTAGTACATTAGATGCAGCCGTGTCGTTGAGAAAGTCCAGAGTAACAGTGCTGGCCTCTAGGCCTTTAACAAACTTATGGGCTGTATCTCCCATAGCTGTAACCTCTAGCTCATCAAAGCTACGGTTAATGGTTGCACTTGTTACGTGATCTGAGAGGGCAACACTGTTAAGCGTGACCACTACTCCATTGCTTAGAAATATAGCCATTGCTTACGCCTCTGTTTCTGTAGTTGTTGTTTTAGTTGGTTTTGTTATTTTAACCTCTACTGGCAATTCCTGGCCAATTTTGATTAAAAACGCTTTATCTTCATCTGTTAGTGGCATTTTTTCTCCTATGTCCAGCTGCTCAGTATGCTTATTGTAATATCTGCCGTAAGTAAATTGCCGCTAGCAAGCTCTAACACGCTGGGCGCGCTAACGCTGCTCACGTTAAACACAATAGAGCTAGCCGCTAACTTGTTAAAGACTGCAACTATCGTATCTTCAATGCCTATAAGGTTTGCCTGGTTATCAAACATAGGCACGGTCATAATTATCTTAAAATTAACTAGAGGAGCAATAGCCGCGTAGGAGTTGTTACTAGCCGTAATGTATGGATCACTAGGCGACACTAAAACGCTGTTAGCCAGGGGAGTACTGGGAGGGTAACTAAAAATATCCCACACCCCAGCGTTAGTAAGGGCTGTAGCAATAGTTGTACGTAACGTAGTTATGGCTGCAGGCATTAGCCGACCATAGATCCAGGGCTGAGGTAGTTAGCCAATAGCCCCCTGATACTTGCAATTAAAGTATTGCTCATCTTGAAAGGGCTAGGGCTGTAGCCGTCCACACCTGTACCGCCGTTTTGAGTGCTAAAGCGCGCTGTCCAGATATTTTCGGCCAGCATAAGAGCGGCAGCGTTAATAGCAGGCGTATTAGCATAGGTAGCAGTCTTAGTATCGGCACCTAAGGCAGAGCCATAAGGCACTACGCGCCTAAAAGTCTGGTTAGAGGCAACCTTAGCAAACTGTATATAGCTATAGCCTGCAGGGTAGTTAGTAGGCGTATTAAAAGCATAGCCTGGTACTGCAAGGCTAGGGGCTGGATAAGGCACGGTGCCAGTAACTGTAAAGGTACCGTTAAAGGTTGAGCCGCTACCTGAGATAGTTACTGACTCACCCACGTTAAATAGCCCAGGGGTAGCCAGCATTACAGTTGCTACGTTATCTACTAATGCAGTACCTACTACAGGGGCTGAGTCAAACCATAAAAAGCCGTTTATTAGATCTTGCGCTGCCTGGCAGGTGTCCTCTATCCAGGTATAAGAGTCGTAAAGAGTACCAACGCCAAGGCTCGCCTTTAGTGTTGCAGCTGTTACATATGTAGCGGCCATACTCTTTACGCCTCTCTTAATACTCTAGGTGGGTAGGGCTAAGGGCTAAATAAGCCCTACCCACTATTAGGGTTTTGCTTAGGTTAGGTTAAAGCGGCGGATACCGCCTGCGATATTAACCATAGTGGCCATATAGCCATAGATAGCAATTTGTACTTGAAGGTTTGCTACTACGTTTACTGACATAAAGGCAGTAGGTGACTCAAAGACCGTAAAGGCCTCAGGGGCGATAATAAAGGCTGACTCGTCAATAGTAGTAGCAACTACGTTGCGATCTACGTACAGGTCAAGCCCCATTACATTACCCTTAGAGCTTGTAGTGGTTGAGTTGCCGCCTGCGTTCATAGGGTTAGCAGCTGAATAGATAGGGCGGCCTGTTGAGTCAGTAGCACCTAGAAGTAGTGACCACTGGCTAGCACCTGCTAGGTAATTCTTAGCAAAGTAGCTAGAGCCTGTATAGGCTGCAGGTGCCTCAGTTGAAATATAGCTAATAACGCCTGCGCTTGTTGCTGCTACCGCTGTAGCTTGTGTACCGCCAGCTGTAAGAGCTGTAATAACTGCAGCATCTGTAACCTTAAGATAATTGTTACGGAGCTCATTAGTAATAGCCTCGTAAAATCCAGGGTCTGAACGCTCTAGCAATTCAATAGAGAGAGTCTGCATACCTGAGTACTTAGACACTGTAGAAGTTAGATATTCAGATACAGCGTCTGTATTAGATACTGCGCCGCCTTCTGCCTCTACTGTTGTAGTTGGATATGTTGTGAACTTAGGACGGTTGATAGTCATACCGTAGGCAGGTACAGCCTGGCGATCTACGCACTCAAAGGCTGGGCGCCCAAAGTTGCCCTGTGTTGAAACAATGTCACGTAAATACTGTGTAGGTGTAAAGCCTAAGCCTGCAGAACTGAAATCGTCAGCTGCAGTAACGAAAAGTTTAGACTCCTCATCTCCTAAAGCTGCACGTACTTTACGTGCTGTATATGCGCCTGCCGATAAAATATCGTGGCGTACTCTTTGGCTATCCAGCGGGTTAGCGCGGATAATGGGACGTGCTGCCTCAACTGCAGGGGCTGGAGTTTCCTCAGCTACTGCCTCTGGGGCGTTTGTATCAGGGGCTGTAGTCACAGCTGCCTCGCTCTCTGTTTCGGTTTCGGTTTCGGTTATGGTTGTGTGGATCTCTGTAACTTTTGTACTTGTTGCTGCCGTCATTGGATCGTCCAACGCGGCGGCAATACTTTGCACGGCTGCGCTCGTAAAGGCCGCGCTCTCAACTAGCGACACTTCACGCAAAACTGCAGCCGTCACCAGGAGATAGTTATCTTTCGGCTCTGATGCTGTGACCTCAACACCAACGGATAGGCCGTCCATTAACTGTTCCTGGGCTAGCAAAATTGCATCATTACCGCGTGTGCTGGAACTAATCTTAAAAGAGGCGTAAAGGCCGTCCTCTGCAGAGTTAATAGACTTCATACGTCCTACAGGTTTTGTATTATCGTGCGACATTAACAACTTTACTTTATCTGGGTTAGCCGCTGTTATAGATCCCTTAGCAAAAACTACGCGGCCTACTGAGGTATTGCCTACCTCACCATAGGGTGCAATCTTGCCAGCGATAATGCGACGCTCGCCGCTATCTACGGCCTGTACAACTCCGCTAAACGTTAAGATCATTTATTACCCTCTCATCTAGCCCCATAGGTGTTAGTTGTTCCATACTTTGAGCAGTTGGTAAATCTATTAAACCTAATGCAAGCATTTTCTCTAATGCATCTAAGCGCGCTGCAGTATCGGCACGTAAAAAAGTTTCATCTATAGCAAACTTAACTACATTGCCACGCCGTGTTA